GGTGATTCGCGAGCGCGGTTTTTAAATTGTGCGACCACCGATGAAACTGGTTCAGATCAAAGGCAAAGCCTATCAATACCCACCGACACCTTATAAAGAAAAACTAATATATGGCTGATTTTATTGAACCTTTAGCCGATTCTTTCCCGCTTCCAGAACTAGAAAAGGCTCTCGGAATCTCGTCTCGCCAGATCATTAAGCTGGCCGATGAGGGAACGCTGCCGCGCGAAGGCCGTGGAAAATATCCGTTCGGCCCATGCGTCCGCAGCTATGTTGAATATCTACGCGGCCATTCCCGCAACACGAAAGTTGCCGGCATTGACCTGAACGCAGAGAAGGCACGCAAGACAAAAGCGGAAGCCGACATCGCTGAGATCGAGGCAGCCAAGACCAAGGGCGAAGTTGTCTTGCTCAGTCAGGTCGAGCGTGCGCTCCAGATCATCTTCGCCGAGGTCAAGGCCAACCTGCGCAATGTGCCGAGCCGAGCCGTCGGCCAGATCGTCGGCGATACCTCCGAACATCGGATCAAGGACATCATCCTCGCTGAGATTGACCTTGCGCTTGAACGATTGGCGGAAGGCATCGATTTCAACGAAACATTCGACGACGACGAAGATGGCGAGACCGAGGTTTAGCAACATCCCCGGTCTCCGCAGGGCCGTCAATCGCGCGGCTCGGATGTTCCGGCCACCTCCGAAACTGCTGCCGAGTGAATGGTCGGAGAAGAATGTTCGCATCCCCATCGGCAATGCTGTGCCGGGTTTGATCCGTTTCGACAATGCGCCGTATCAGCGCGAGCCGCTGGACATGACCATCAACCCGGAATGTCAGCGGATCACCTTGATGTGGTCGGCTCAGGTGGGAAAGACCATGCTGGCCTTGTGCGCCCAAGCCTATCGAATCGCGCAAGACCCAACCTCGCAGATCATGATGCAGCCATCGCAGGGCGATCTCTCGACTTGGCTAGAGACCAAGTTCAACCCGCTGATCGAGACCAACAAGGAATTGCAGGATTTGGTCGCCAAGCCGCGTGCGCGCGAAGGTGTGAACAACCAGCGCATGAAATCCTATCCCGGCGGCTTCCTCATGTTCAGTTGGTCAGGCTCACCCAAGACCATGCGCGGAAGATCCGCACCGTTCATCGTGGCCGACGAAGTAGATGGCTATGACAAGACCACTGAAGGCCATCCGGTCAGCCTACTCTGGCAGCGTGCCGCTACCTTCGGAGATCGCCGCAAGCTACTCGAAATCTCGACCCCGACCATCAAGGACGCAAGCTGGATCGAATCCGCTTATGAGCAAGGCGATCAGCGTCGCTTCCATGTCTGCTGCCCGGACTGCGCGCACGAGCAACCGCTGATCTGGTCGCAGGTCGTGTGGGATGAGGGCGAACCGGATTCTGCCCGCTATGTCTGCAACGAATGCGGGTCGGCATGGAATGACGGCCAGCGAATCGCAGCTATTCGGAACGGTCGCTGGATTGCCGAGAAGCCATTTCGCGGCCACGCCAGCTATCACCTCAATGAGATGTATTCGGTCTTTCGCAAGCTAGGCGACATCGTGCAATCCTTTCTTGAGAAGAAGCATGCCGGCGATCTGCAAACTTTCGTCAATGTCAGCCTCGCCGAGACTTGGGAGGAGCGCGGCGAAGGTGTCGAATCGCACATCCTGCAAGACCGCTGCGAGGAATGGGAGAAGATCCCTGAGCCTGTCGTGATCCTTGTCGCCGGCATCGATGTGCAGGACGACCGTCTCGAAGTCGAGATCCTCGGCGTGGGCCGCGACGATGAAACATGGTCAGTCGGCTACCACATCCTGCGCGGCGATCCATCCAGCCCGCGCGTCTGGGAACACCTCGACTCGATCCTCTTTGCCGAATACGAAACAGAGGACGGTCGCAGCCTGACCATTCGTGGGAGCGGGATCGACACTGGCGGCCATCACACGCAGACCACATACAAGTATGTGAAGGCCAGAGAAGGCCGGCGCGTATTCGCGCTGAAAGGTGTCGGCGGAGAAGGCCGGCCATTAGTCACGCGACCGACCAAGAACAACATCGGCAAGGTTCGCCTGTTCTCTGTCGGATCAGATACCGCGAAGGAGTTGGTGTACTCGCGTCTGCGCATCGATGAGGTCGGCCCCGGCTACTGTCACTTCCCGATGGGACGCGATGATGAGTATTTCAAACAGCTAACCGCCGAGCGATTGGTCACGCGATATGTGCGTGGTCATGCGAAGCGAGTGTGGATAAAATCGCGCAATCGAAACGAAGCCCTCGATGTTCGGTGCTATGCTCTCGCGGCGTATTCGATTTTGGGCGTGAATGTCAATACAATAGCGGCTAGAATTGCGGAGAAGCGGTCGGCTCCAGAACCACAAGTCGAGGAATTGCCACCACCAGTCACGCAACAAGCAAGGCGACCACCTCCAAGGCGAGGCGGATTTATTCAAGGATGGAGATAGGGTATGGCAAACGCTTTCGACCCGACCAATGCACCAGAAGGCGAACCGTATGAGGTAGTGGTCGGCGACTTCATCCAATGGAAGCGTTCTGACCTTGCCGCGACTTACGATCCCGACGACTATGATCTGACCTATGTTGCACGCATTACCGGCGGCGGCGCATCAGAGATTCAAGTCACCGCAACTGATTACAACGGCTCATTTCTGCTTACAGTCAGCAGTGCTGATTCTGCCGATTTCAACCCCGGCTATTATCACTGGCAAGCGGAGATCATTCGCAAGTCAGATGACGAGCGCATTGTTGTTGATCGCGGGGCATTCGAGGCAATCGTCGATCTCGATGTCAACAACTCTGATCCACGCACGCACGCGGAGATCATGCTCAACAAGATCGAAGCCTTGCTCGAAGGCCGAGCCGATGCAGATGTTTCAAGCTACTCGATTGCAGGCCGCAGCCTGACCAAGATGTCGCCGGCAGAATTGATAGAATGGCGCGATTACTACCGCCGCGAAGTGCTGGCTCAAAAGCGCAGGAATGATGTGCAGCTAGGTCGCGCCAGCCCCGCAACCGTGAAGGTGAGATTTTCCTGATGGCACTGATCGATCTATTCCGAAAGAAGCAACTCAAGAAGATCACCAAGCGCGGCTTTGATGGCGCGAACGCTGGCCGATTATTCTCTGACTTTGTGACATCAACCCGCACGCCAGATGCGGAGATTCGCTACAACCTCAAGGTGTTGCGTAATCGCTGCCGTGATCTGAGCCGCAATAACGAATATGCGAAACGCTACCTCCGACTCTTACGCACGAATGTGGTCGGCGAGAAAGGCGTATCGCTCCAAGTCAAAGCCGTCAACATCGACGGCTCTTTTGATCGTATCGGCAACACCATCATCGAGCAGCAGTTCAAGGCATGGGGCCGCCTCGGTAATTGCACCGTGGATGGCAAGATGTCATGGCTGGACGCGCAGGATTTGTTCATCGAGTCACTCGCGCGCGATGGCGAGGTGCTGGTTCGTCTGGTGAACTGGAACGGCAACTCGGATCGCTTCGGCATCGAGTTCCTCGAACCTGATCTGATCGACGAAGAAAAGAATGAACGCCTTGCGAACGGCAACACGATCCGCATGGGCGTTGAGATGGATCAATACCGTCGCCCGGTTGCGTATCACATCCTGACGCAGCATCCCGGCGAAGAGTTCATCGGCATGGGTTCTGTGGGTCGTCGCACCGAGCGCGTGCCGGCAGACAAGATCCTTCATGTGTATATGCCGGATCGCGCGCAGCAATCTCGCGGCGTGCCGTGGATGGCAACCGCAATCGCCAGCCTCAAGATGCTGCATGGGTATCGCGAAGCCGAACTGGTTGCCGCGCGTACTGCTGCATCGAAGATGGGGTTCTTCACCTCACCGGGCGGCGATGGCTTTGTGGCCGATGATTACGAGAACAACATGATTCCGATCATGGAGGCGGAGCCGGGGTCATTCCACCAGCTACCGCAGGGCGTATCCTTCCAGCAATTTGATCCGCAGCATCCAACCTCGGCGTTCGACGCATTCGAGAAGTCGATTCTGCGAGGGATCGCGTCTGGGCTAGGTGTCAGCTATTACGCTCTGGCAAATGATCTCACGGCTGTAAGCTACTCCAGCATTCGTGCAGGCGAGTTGGCTGACCGTGATTTCTACCGCACCCTCCAGCGGTTCATGATTGACCACTTCATTCAGCCGGTTTTCCGGATGTGGTTGCAAAACTCGATGACGGTTGGATCGGTCAATCTGCCGATCAACAAGTACGCCAAATTCTCCGAGGCCGCTGTGTTCCGTGGCCGTGGTTTCTCTTGGGTCGATCCGCAGAAAGAAATCGCAGCGAATGTGATGGCCCTGAAGAATGGCCTCATCTCCATGCAAGACATTGCCAACAACTATGGCCGCGATGTCGAGGAAACCTTTGCCCAGATCGCGCGCGACAAGGAAACCGCTGCGCAGTTTGGACTCAAGACTGCATTTGAGCCATTCGGTGCAACCCAGATGCCGGTCGATCCAGAGGTGAGCGATGGCAGTTCCGACTGAGGCCATGCGTGAAGAGGCCGAGCGTGGTCTCGAATGGCGCAAGGAATTTGGCCGTGGTGGTACTGAAATCGGAGTTGCAAGAGCGCGCGACATCAAGAACGGTGTGGATCTCTCTGATGAAACCATCAAGCGGATGCACAGCTACTTTTCACGCCATGAAGTTGACAAGCAGGGCGAAGGATTCAGTCCCGGCGAGGATGGCTACCCAAGCGCAGGCCGCATCGCCTGGGCTTTGTGGGGTGGCGATCCCGGTCAATCATGGGCCGCAGCAAAGGTGAAGCAGATGGATCGATCTTACGACGAGCGTCCCTATCCAAACGAACACGCAGCCCGCATCAAAGATCCGGCGCAATTCGATGACTTCCGCCGTGAGGCCGATGCCGGCGGTGCTGGGATTGATTTCATCTACGGCATCAAGGATGGCGAGTCTGAAATCCAAGCGATTCGATTCGATAAAAACCGTTATACTCCCGAACAAGCGAAGGCGTGGCTCGATGAGCATGACTTCACCCCGATTGAGTTTGAAGAAGCGACAGGTGAGCGTATGAGCGAAGAAGTCGAAACCCAAGAAGCTGAAGAAGCCCTGACCGTCGAAGAGGTCAAGGACATCATCGAGGACGCTGCATCAGAAGAAACTGATGAAGAAGTGGTACTCGAAGTCGAAGGTGAACGCGTCACCAACATCGAAACCTTCCACCGCGCCGATGCAATGGATGCGGAGATGGTTGATGACCGTCGCGTGCGTATGGCTGTTTCCTCGGAAGCACCTGTCAAACGCTCTTATGGGATCGAGGTACTCGATCACAACGAAAGCAGCATCGATCTGTCATTCCTAAACAGCGGTCGCGCACCGTTGCTCATGGATCATGACCCAGAGCGTCAGATCGGTGTCATTGAATCTGTAAGTCTGGATGGCTCGGCACGCCGTTTGCGTGCGACGGTTCGTTTTGGAAAGAATGGACTCGCCAGAGAGATTTACGATGATGTCATGGATGGTATTCGTGGCAATGTGTCGATTGGCTACCATATCGACAAAATGGTCAGAGACGAGTCAGACCGCAGTGTCTATCGCGCAACCTCGTGGCGACCGATGGAAGCCTCTATTGTTTCAATCCCCGCAGACCAGTCAGTCGGCGTGGGTCGAAAGGCAGAAGTTTCCGAAGAACCCCAACCTGAAATTTCCAAAGTGGAGATCACTAAAATGGAAGAAATGAATGTAGATCAGGTGCGCAACGAGGCTGCTGCTTCACGCACCAAAGAAATCAGCGAAATCCTTGATCTCGCTGCCCGCCACAACAAGCGCGATTTGGCTGACAAGGCCATCCGCGAAGGCGCAACTCTGGCTTCCTTCCGTGGAATGCTGCTTGACCACATCGCTGACAAGCCGCTGGATCAGGCCGAACTCGGCATGACCAAGAAGGAAGTTCGTCAGTACAGCCTCATGAACGCAATCCGTTCAGCCTCTACTGGTCGCATGAGCGGCTTTGAAGCTGAAGTTTCGCAGGAATTGACCAAGCTGTATGGCAAGGAAGCGCGTGGCTTCTATGTCCCGACTGAAATCTTCAAGCGTGACATTACTACCGCATCCCCGGCACTCGGCTCAAACATGATTGCTACCGATCACCTCGCTGGTGAGTTCATCGACGCACTGCGTCCGAACCTCGTCATCGCTGGCCTCGGCGCGCGCATGATGACCGGCCTGAAGGGTGATGTTGCAATCCCGGCTCTGAACGCTAAGACCGCAGTGGGCTTTGTTGCTGAAAACAATGCACCGGGTTCTGAAGGCGCACCGACCTTCCGTCAGGTCACTATGTCGCCAAAGACCATGGTTCAGTTCGTTGACATCAGCCGCAAGCTGGCAATGCAGTCTGATCCTTCTGTTGAGCAGGTTGTTCGTGACGACATGATGATGCAGTTCGCAGCCAAGATTGACGAAGTTGCAATCGAAGGCGGCGGCGCATCTGAGCCGACTGGTATCCTCGGCACTTCCGGCATTGGTTCGGTTGCTCTGGGTACGAACGGTGGTGCGATCACTTACGCTTCACTGGTCAACCTTGAGCGCGAAGTCGCTATCGACAACGCACTGGCAGGCTCTCTGGCATACCTCACCAACCCGAAGGTTGTTGCAGCTATGCGTCAGACTTCTCGCCAGACCAGCGGTGTTGAAGGCAACTTCATCCTGAATGATGCCAACACCCTGTTGGGCTACCGCGTAGCAAGCACCTCTCTGGTTCCGAGCGATCTGACCAAGGGTACTGCTTCCGGCGTTTGCTCCGCAGCGATCTTCGGCAACTTCAATGCGCTGATGATCGGTATGTTCGGTGGTCTGGATGTACTGGTTGATCCGTACACCGGCTCCAACACTGGTGCGACCCGCGTTGCCATGTATCAGGACATCGATGTTGCAGTACGCAACGCCGAATCCTTCGCGGCAATCAAGGACATCACCACCGCTTAATCGGTTGTGATATAAGGGGGCCGGGAGAAATCTCGGCCTCCTTTTTTTATGCAACCAGTCGAACATTTCAAAGACGAATACAAGGGAAAAACCTGCGCTGTGCTAGGCGGCGGGGTTTCTCTCGCAACTGATCTCAGGCAGATCGAGCCGGTCGATATTCTGATCGGAGTCAATCAGCATTCCCTAATACTTCCGCTAGACTTCCTTGTTTTCCGCGACCGTGATGTATGGCCGCTCATCAACCACATCCACGATTGTCGATTCGTCACGCACCTCAACAAGTTCAATGATGGCCGGGTGATTCATGCCGGCATCTGCCCGCCAATTGGCTATTCCGGCGGCATGGCGATCTGGTTTGCTGACTATCTGGGCTTCGACCGCATCGATGTCTGCGGCATGGATCAGTACGATCCGAAGAAGCATGAGGGCCGCGAGTATTGGTGGGAGGGGCCGCAGACCAATCTGGCGCGCAAGCACACCTCCTGCAATTCCGATCTCAGCCGCACCAAGCTATTTGTTGATACACTGCAACATCCAGAACGCATCTGGTTTGTTTCAGGAAGATTGAAGGAGATTCACCAATGAAGGTAATTTTGAAAAGCGCAGTCCTATGGGACAAAGAACACCGCGACGCGGGCGAGGTGATCGAGGTCAATGATGTCGATGCCTCATGGCTCATGAGCCGTGGCAAAGCTGTTCCTTACGCCGAACCTGAGAAG